GCGGCTCTCCTCCAGCGTGCCGTCGATCTCCTTGACCAGCGCCAGCCGGTCGGGGTCCAGATCGCCGTCCACCGCCCCGTCGCGCATCACGAAGGCCAGCACCCCGTCGCGGTCCACCGCGTCGAAACCGAAGCGCAGCATCAGCGGTTGCAGCGCCGCCCGGCCCGTGGCCCCCGCCGGTTCCTCATACCCCCAGACCACACCGTGCAACCCGCTGACATCAATCGCGAACAGCCCCGAGCGTTCGCAGATCTCCCGCACCAGACCGGCCAGCGACCGCGCCGAGCCGCGCCCCGACAGCCAGTGCCCCCGCGCATGGTTCGCCCCGTCGGACCAGAGATCGCGGCGGTTCGGAAACCAGGGCCAGGGCCGCGCGTCCCAGGCCCAGACATGGGCGCGGGACAAATCCACCATGTCGCGCCCGTCCACCGCCGAAACCGCATTGTTCTCGGACCAGTAGGACAGCATCGCCCGCAGGTATTGCATCTGGATCACGTCGTCCCGCCGCCCCGTGGAATGATACGGCAGCGACGACTCCGACGACTTCGCGTCAAGGAACTTGTTGGGCTGGTTCGTGCCCTTGTCCACCGCCGCGCAGCCGAGTTCCGTGAACCAGATCGGCTTGGACATCGGCTCCCACCCCGTCGGGGCGAGTTGCCGGACCCCGCCGATCCGTTCGTAATGAGCGTTCTGCCACCACGACCGGAAATCCTTCACCCGCCAGATCCACGGCTCCCCATGGGCGCCGTCGGTGATCGGGGTCCGTATCTGCGCCGCCCGCGCCTGATCGGAGTGGTAGAACCAGTCATACCCCTCGCCGCCTTCGATGTTCGCCTTCAGATAGTCGAGGTCATGCACTCCCCCCCAGGTTGCATCCAGATGCCCCTCTCCGTCCCGCCAGTCCGACAGCGGGACATAGTTGTCCACCCCGACGAAATCGACGTTCTGATCCGACCAGAGCGGGTCGAGGTGGAAGTACCGGTCCGCGGTCCCCTCCGGCGTGTAGCCCGCGTATTCCGTCCAGTCCGCCGCATAGCCGACCTTGACCGCAGGCCCGACCAGCGCCCGCACCTCCGCCGCCAGCGCCTTCAGCGCCGTCACCGCCGGGAAGCCGGAGTCCGAACGCAGGGTCGTCAGCCCCCGCATCTCCGACCCGATGCAGAAGGCGTCCACCCCGCCGGCCGCCGCCGCGAGGGCCGCGTGATGCAGAATGAACCGTCGGTAACTCCACTCCGCCGGGCCGGAATAGCTCACCACCCCGTCGCCCACGCTGAAGTCCGCGGCGGAGGCCGTGCCGAAGAACGCCGCCACCTGCGCTCCCGCCGCCGCCGTCCCGTCGGGCGACCCCGCGACCCCCGGCGCAAACGCCCCGGTGATCCGCCCCCGCCACGGCAGCACCGGCTGGTCCGCAGCCCCCGTGTACGGATCGACCCGCCCGTTCCCCGCCATCTGCGTCATCAGCAGGAAGGGATAGACCATCACCTTCTGCCCGCGCGCGGTCATCTCCCGGATCGCCTCGATCACCGAGGCATCCGCCGGCGTTCCGCCATAGACCGCCCGGCCCCCGTCCCGTGGCACCAGCCCCGCCGCCGCCCGGTCCACCCCCGCGACGGACCAGGGCATCGACCCGTCCCGCTCCGCCTGCTCCACCAGCGGCCGCACGGTGCAGGACCCGCAGCGCAGGTCGTCGCCGAACCAGCTCACCACCAGCGAGACGTGGTCGCACTCCGGCAGGTCCACCGCCATCTGGTCCAGCGCCGTCGGAAAATCGGCGCGGCCTGACGGAGAATTGACGTTCGCCATCTCCACCCGTCCCGCACCGTGGTCGAACCGCACCGGCGTCGTCGCCAGCGCGTATTCCCCCGACCCCGGCAGCATCGCCACCGCCCGCACCGCCCGCGCCGGATCGTCCGGGGCCACGTCGGCGGGGGCCGGGCGCACCACCTCGAAGGTGAACTGCGGCACCCGGTTGCCCCATTGTTCCAGCGCCAGATCCTCAAGCACCACATAGGCCGTACCGCGATAGGCGGGCACCGCGCCGGTGCCCTCCACCGCCTCCATCTTCGGGTCGGGCAGCTGGTCGGCGGACCCGGTGTAGACCCGCATCGACAGATCCCGGGGCGCGATCTCCGCCCCGTCGGCCCAGACCCGGCCCACGCCGCCGATCTCGCCTTCACACAACGCGATCGCCAGCGACACGCGATAGGAATAGCGCCTCACCTCGGGCTGCGGCGCACCCTTGCCGCCGCCGGACCGGGTCACGATCTCCTCGAACTGCGTCGCCCAGATCACCTGGCCCGCAACCCGCATCCGGCCGTGCACCCGCGCCACCGGATCGCCCTCGCCCGCGCCCATGATGCGCAGCCGCTCGACGCGCCCCGTCTCCACCGGCTCCGCCCCCTGTCCCATGAGCCGCTGGTCGATCGCCCGGCCGATCACCGCGCCGACAAAGCGCCCGGCGACGACCGAGGACAGGCCGAATACCGTCCCGCCCAGCGACCCGCCGATGGCCGCCCCGGCGGCAGAGAGGAGTAGCGTTGCCATGGATCAGACCTCCGGAAAGGAAAACCGCGCCACGATGCGGCGGCGCCAGGGAAGGGAAAGCGCGCTTTCGACAACCGAATGGCCCGCATAGGCATGTACGAAGGTCGGATGCGCACCCGTCTCCGCCTGAAGCCCGACATGCTTGGCCACCGCCCCGTCGCGCATGCGGAACAGGATCACGTCGCCCGGCGCGGGTTCGTCCGTCGCCTTGACCGTGAGATGCCGCATCGCCGCCTGCCAGAGCCGTTCATCCCCCTGCGGTTCCGCCCAGTCGCGCGAATAGGGCGGGACGTGTTCGGGCTCCGCGCCATGCACCTCCCGCCAGACACCGCGCAGCAGGCCAAGGCAGTCGGTCCCCACGCCGGGCACGGAGGCCTGGTGCAGATAGGGCGTGCCGATCCAGCGCCGGGCGGCGGCGACATGCGGGTTAATCGGGGGGGGCACAAGGGCGGTCATCGGCGGCTGCCTCCGTTGATCTCGGGCGAATTGGCGGGAAAGGCGGTCATCCAGTCCTCTCCGGGGATGTCCGGAAATCCCTGGTAATTCAGCAGGTTGTTGAAGCGGTACCGGCACATGTCCATGGACTTGTCGCAGCCCGCCTCGATCCTGACCCGGTCGCCCGGCGCCACCCCGGCCCGCAGCGCGGACCACAGGTCGATCCGGCGCGCGTCGTTTTCGGCATGGTCCCGTTTGACCACCCCCGTCAGCCCCTCCGCCGCGCCATCGAGAACGACCAGTCTGCCACGCGCGAACCAGCCGGGTTCGAAATCCGGCAAGGCGGGCAGGACCAGCGTCGCGCCGTTCGCCGACACCACCCCGGCTTCGGCAAAGTACCCCGGCGCGGACAGATCCACCCCGCAGGCCGCATCCCCCAGAACCGCGCCGCAGGGGGCCTGGTAAACCCGCCCCGTCGGCCGGTTCAGCGCCTCCGCCAGCCCGCGCAGTTCGGCGGTGAAGGACCCGCCCGCGCGCCGGATTTCCCCGATGGACCCGGTGAAGATCACCTGCCGCGCCGTGACATCCGTCCAGTTCACCAGCCAGGCCCGGACCTCTGCCCCGTCGAACCGGCCCGCGTCGATATCCGCCTCCCGGATCGCCGCGTCCGATAGCGCGCCGATGGCTTCGGAATTGTCGACAGACAGCCCCGTCTCCTGCTGCAGCGCCATCGCGGTCAGCCCGGTCCCGGCGCGGAAGTCCAAGCCGTCAAAGGACAAATCCCGGTCATGATCGGTGAACCCCAGCACCACGCCATCGCTGCGCGTGATCGCCCAGGCATGGCAGACGGTGGTCGTCCCGGTGGCCAGATGCGCGGCCAGCGCGTCGTTGAACGCCATCAGACCCGAAGCTCCACCACCGGGACGGAGGGCATGTCCCCCGCCCGGAACGCCGCGACGGAGGTCGCGATCCGGTCCGTGTCGAAGCGCACCGGCACGTCGAATTCAAACCCCGCCGTGACCTCTGCCTGATGCACCGGGGCCTCCGCGAAGGTCACGATACCCGACAGCAGATCGACGGTGAAATCCACGCCCTCCCGCTGCGCCACCCCGTCGACGCCGATCTTCACCGTGCCCGCCACCGGCTTGGTGATGACACGGCGCGCGACTTCCAGCCCCGACCGGTAATCCTTCGTCAGCTGGAACGTGTCGGTCAGCCCGTCGCCCCGTGCAA